AAAACAGCCTTAGCCCCACCTACTACCTTACTTAGTCCTGTTAAGGCACTTACAACAGGCTTTATTGCCCTTTGAGCAACCTTAAACCCAATAAAAGCTTTGGCGATTGCTTGAATTTGTTCAGGACTTAGGCTTTGAACGATTTTCGCAAATGCTTGAATGCCCTTTGAGGCTATACTTAGAGCTTTTCCAATCTTCTCGCCAAATGAGGTTGTATCTCCTCCAGAAAGTGATGAAAATACTTTCTTAACAGCCTCCCAAACTTCGCTCATCGCCTGTTTAAAGTCAGATATTGCGCTCGTGTTTGTAAAGCCTTGCCAAAATTCTTTGATTTTAGCAACAGCCGATCCAACGAATGATGTTATTTTCCCAACAACCGCCTCGAAATCAATCTTGCTTACAAAGTTTTCAATTCCTGTTGCCAATTTATTGAAATCAACCTTGTCAAGTTGGTTCATGATTGCCTCAAGTGCCTTGATACCTGCCTTCGACAATGTATCAAACGCTGGTTTGAGTTTGTTTGCGAGCGTCTCTTTCAACCCGTCCATAGCTTGGTCGATAGTTTTGTAGCTAGTAGCCATGTCCTGCATGGTCATACCTGCACGTTTAAACGCCTCAGCGAAATCATCCGTTTTAACTTCGCCTGCTTGAATTTTGAGAATCAAATCATTTAGTGACAATCCCATTTCTTTAGCAACGGCACTCATACCTGCTGTCATGATACGAAAATCTTGCCAAGTAAGTTTAGGCTTAGCTAAAGCCTGCACCATTTGTTGAGAAAGAGACGTCATTGCTTGCTTAGGGTTCTCAGCAGACGCAGCAAGACCACCCATAGCTTTTACAAGTTCGCCACTATCGTTTCGACCGATTGCGGCCATTTGAGAGAACGTACTAGCCATATCTGAGGCTGAGTAGATAGTTTTCGTCGCATAGTCCTGCATAGCCTCTTTAGCTTGGTTGATTTGGTCTTTTCCCCAGCCTAACTTGCTGAGGTTCCCATCAAACGTATCCCAAGCTTTTTTTGAACTGTTCAATTCTCCGACCATTTCGCCCATAGTACTTTTGATACTTCCAAAAGCGGACGTAATCGCTGAACCAACAAGATTGGCACCAAGCATTGATTTGAACATTGACGAACTCTTATTTGAAATCGTATCAAACGCATTCGATGATTTTTGAAGTCCGTTGATTGCTTTTTGTAACCCGTTCAAAGTAGAACCCATTCCCTTATCGACAGCGGTCAACACCGCCTCAACTGAATAAGTTTCTGCCATTATATACCTCCTTTCTCATTACATGTTCGCTCTCAGTAAGAGTTCTTTCTCTTTGTCTGAGAGTTGATACTTTTGTTTCGTATCTTTTTTCTTGTAAAAATCACTGTACTTTTTGTATAAAGGAGTTTTACCGTCCGACTTAGTAGCCTCTACCTGTCTAGTTAACCAAGCAGAACGATGTAAGAGTTCATCTTCATCTTGCTTTCTCAACAACACTCCAGTCATCAACAAGTCATACTCGTACATTGTCATACGACCGATCTCGTTCATGTCAGTAATGTTTAAAAATCGGACACAATTTATAATGATTTCCTCAAACGTTTCAATAGAAGATTTCTCAACTATTTCTTCTTGAGACCTTGATTCATCTCCTGTAACAAAGACTTTCCTGCGTTCGATTCGCTTAATTCTTGAAGTACATCATCGAATAATCGTTCTAAGTCTTCACACTCTTCAACGTAAGTTTCAACCTCAGATAATGAAGGGCGTGGGCTTTCTGTAACTGTTCCGTAGTAGATAACATCAGCTAATGATGCGATGTTCTTAGCGTACAATTCAGGAATTTTAGCAGATAACGCCATTCCGAATTTTAAACCTTGTTGTTCGATTGGGTAAGCTTTATCAAGCGCACGAACGAATTTCACTCCGAATTTAATGTTGTAAGTTTTATCATTGATTTTTAATTGCATTGTTGTTTTCTCCTTTTTCTAAAAAATACAATAAAAAAGAGAGGCGTTAACCTCTCTTAATTTCTAACCACCGATTCCAGGTGAAGCAGCTACAGGACTTGCTGGACTAGCTGTTCCTTTTGTTGTATCCGCGAATTCATATTGAACTACTTCTGCTTGACTAGTGTTAAGAGTTGCGTAACCCTTCACACCAGTTCCGTTTACTGCAAATTCAAGTTCTAACTCAATTAAGTCTTCTGCGTTCTTAGTTTTCTTGAATGAAGTCAAGTAACCTTGATAATACACAGCCTCGAATTTATCGCCTTTTTTCTTAGCGTTCTTTTCAATTTCCCAAACTTCTACAAGTTCGCCCTTATCCATAGCTGTTTCTAGCTTAGCGACAAGTTCATCGTCTTCCGCCATGATTGTTGTAGCAGTGATTGAAACCTCAATACCACCGACAGATTGTAAAACTCCGTCTTTAGTTTTTACCGAGTTTGTGTCACGGCTTTTCTCTGTTGAGTGTTCAGTTTGGAATGCTAGTTTAGCACCGTCTGCTTTGCTCGCTTCACTTAGTAAGCGAAATAATAAAATACTATCAATACCTTTTTTTGCAACTGGCATTTATTTAACCTCTTTTCTATAAAATTGTAAATACTAGACGAACACGACCACGCTTGAGCGGTTCGACTGTCGTGTTGTCATCAAAAATCGAAATTGTAGATTGTGAGATATTTAAGGCTACATAATAGCCGTCAGCCTCAACAATCCGCATTGCTTCTGCTAGGATACTCGAACACATATCCGATACTTGTTTGCGTTTTTTACGGGTACTCCAAACCGATAAGACCAGTTCAACTGTGCCTTTTACGTCCGTTTTATTTGGCACGAGTATAGAAGTTGTATCCTCTAACTCCACGAACGGATAAGGCGCATTGTCGTCTGGTTTATAGTCATACGTTTTATACCCTAGTAACTGGCAACGTTTAAATACGCTGTCAAAAACTGCTTGCTCTCTTGATTTCATTTAACCAACCTCTCCAAATCTTTTTTAAATTCCTCTTTTTGATTATCAAAAGCTGGCTTGATAAACGGCTGTGCGCTCATTTTGCGAGTTCCTAATTCAACGTATGCAGCATAGCTTGTGCCTGGTGCCACTTTATATTTGAACCTGCCGACTTTACTACTGTTGACAGAAATAGAACGCTTAGTCGCCCCTGTAGGCTTGACGAAATGTTTATTTTTGCCTCTACCTTCATAATGACCTCTAAACTTAGAAGCGTTGTTTACTGCTTTTTTCTGCATATCAACACCGTTTTTTTCAACGATACGCTCAATCTCTTCCATTTTAGAGACCTTTTGAAGTTTCTTTTGTAGTTTTTCAAGTCCTTTTAATTCAAAACGTACATCAGTCAATAGAATTATCCTTCTCTAAATAGAATACTCTTCCAGACTGTTTATCTGCTCTACATTTATAACGCTCTTTTCGATAGTTTAGATAAGTGAATGAGATTTTAGGCGTGTTTTGGAAATAAACCACTTTTGAACCACGTTTATACTCTCCAAATACAGCGAGTTGCTTATCAATCCCAAGGTCCATTACATGAACTGGAACGATAATTTTTTCTTCTTCATTAGAAGTATATTCGCCCGTTTCTGGATTGTACTCTTCTTGTTGCTTAGCGATAATTTCCACTCTTTCGTTGTATCTCATAGCATTTTAAAATGTTTTTGAAAAAACTCGCTTAATCACACTATCGTATTCTCTGAAATCATCAGCATTGAATGTCATTGAAGTGCCTTCGAGGGATTGAATTTTCATTCCCTCAGCACCAATCCTGTTAAACCTTTTAATGATGACCTCGGTAATAATATACTCGAGGCTTTCTGGAACATCATCCACGCCTGCGTATGCTAAAAAGTTAGCAGTCGTCAACTTGGCTATCGTTGTCAGTAACTTATCTTGAAGATTGTCTTCAATACCTAGCAATATTTTTGCTTGAGCGATATTTTCCATGTTATCCCTCCAATAATACTGCGATAAGTTCCTCTTTGCTTAGTGTTGAATAGCCTTTGATTTCACGTTCTCTTGCGATATCTCTTAACTCGTTAACTGTTAACTCGTCATAAGTGATAATCTCAGACTCAGCAGGCTTTTCTGGATAATGTCGTCGTAACAACATACCCATTAAGCATTACCTCCAAATTTAACGACTTTTGTAGGGTCGTATAAGTAAACACCGTAATGTTCGTCACCAGTAATAACAGTAGTTTTCTTAAGGATATCACGGTCTGTTTCAACAGCCACATCACGTTTTAAGTTGATAACGAATGCTCCATACTTAGCAACATCGTCTGTATCTGTTTCAACAGCAGAAACTTTAACAAGGAATCCTTTTCCTTTTTCTACTTTCTTAGAGCGCACGATTTGAACACCGTGTGTTTCTCCAAATGTTCCAGAAATAACAATGTTCGCACCGATTTCTGAACCACGTACCCATTCTTTAACAGTATCAGCACGTAAATCAATAGCGTCTTTAGGGTTTACGAGTGCAACATAGCGAGCGTCTTCTTCGTCCTCAAACACTGCTAAAGCTTTATCAAGTGCAGCACCAGTTGTAGGTGCGTCATCAACATATTGAGTTGCTTTCCAACTAAGTCGTTGTCCACTTTGTTCGCAATAGCCAATGAAATTTGGTGTGCTGCTTGTCCTAATGGGTCTCCGTAACCAGATAATAAAGCCTCGTCTGTCACTTCGACACCTTTGCCAGCTTTTTTGATTGTCATTGTTGATTTGTCTGTAGTTAATTGGTCTGGGACGATTGCTTCACCCTCAGTGATGTCTTTAGCATCTCCAGAATATACCCATTTAGCTACTGTTACAGTGTTTCCTGGTTGCCCTACTAACTCACGCTCAACGTAAGCAAGTGGTGTAAATTTAATCATTTTTGGTAACTTAGCTGAAACCATATCAGCTAAAACCTCTGGGTTAACTAATTGTGCAATTTTAGTTTGTGTCATTTATTTATCATCCTTTCAATTTACGATATAATTCTGGGTTATTTTGCAGTAATTCGTTTCTGCTTTGATA